ACTCAGGTTACGGAGCGGAGCGATCAATGACAGCGGTTGTTTACCACAAAGATACGGGCGAAGATTCCCGCGTAAAGATAAAGGTGGGCTAATGGGTGACGTTGTGCAGTTTCCTCCAAAAAGTATGCCGCTACATCGTCAGTTTTGTGATGATTGTGCGGGTGTTCTTGAGTATTGGCTTGGTGGTGATGATATGGCTTACGGTGTATGCACTGGCTGCATGGATCTTATACCTTCAGAGATTGAATTTAACGAAGAAATGATAGGGGAATAAAGATGGTTGATCCAGACGTTAAAGATTGGGAAAGATTAAGAAAAGAAATACCGGCAGTAGAGTACAGTATTGATAAGGCCATGGCTGAATGCCACAAAAATGCGGAGGATGTGGTAAATCACCCCAGTCATTACGGCAGCGGGGCAGTAGAGTGTATTGAGGCGATTGAATCATCTATGTCCGCGCAAGCCTTTGCCGGCTACCTTAAAGGCAATTGCATGAAATACCTTTGGCGCTATAACCTAAAAGGCAAGCCGGCTGAAGATTTGCACAAGGCACAATGGTATCTAAACAGGCTAATCGATTCGGTGGAATTTGAAGATGGCCATTAAAAGGGACGCGGCCGATAAGTGGTTTAGTGACGTTGTAAGGCAGAGCGCTGGCTATGAGTGCGAACACTGCCACAAGCAAGACGGGCGCATGGAGTGTGCGCACATATTCGGCAGGGCAGCAAAGTCCGTTAGGTGGTCAATGATGAACGCTGTATGCCTTTGCCACTACTGCCATTTAACCTTCACGGCTAACCCCTTAGACTTCACCGCATGGCTTGAACAATACAAAGGTCAGGGGCATCTCGATATACTGAGAGAGAAGTGGCAGGTATTAATGAAAACCAACAAGCTGCTAAGGGCTGAGATCGCCAAGCACTATAGGGAAGAACACAAGAAGATGCTGGCTAGTGAGAGTTATGAGCCAGTCTCATATAATTGATTTTAGGAGAATTGAAAATGATATGTTGCAACAAAGAAATGGTGCCAGTTTTAGACTTTAAGCTATTTGCGCCGAGCCCATACTGCGAAATCTGTTTTGGTAGCGGTAATTTCTATCTGGGGGACGGGGAGGTTGATTCAAGTGGGTGCGATTGCATTAAAGGGTTTGGGGGAAAAAAAATGTTCCTGGAGTGCCGAGTATGCCACCTTAGGGATAATTAATTTAGCCTATATGTAAAATAAGGCTTTACAACGTCAAGTAAAAGGATCATAGTTACACCTCATTCAACGCAGCAGGGGCTACACCATGAAAACTTTAATGGCAAACAAGACTTATATCGGACGCTTCATTTGTAACAGTGACAGCACTTTTGAAGTCAATGTTATCAAGCGCACCGAAAAATCAGTTACATTTTTGCACCCCCATACAGGTGAGAGCAAGCGAGCAAAGATCCATAGCCATGATGACGTTGAATTTTTTATGCCGCTAGGCAACTTTTCAATGTCACCAATCATAAGCGCCTAATTAAACCGCCCTTTCGGGGGCATTCAAACAAGGGGAATAAGATGAAACACGATATGAGCTACAACCAAATTAAAGCAATTGATAAGGCCGAAGAACTTAAAAACGATAACAGAATGGGCATTTTAGCCGCTGTTGTATTGTTTGGCCTTTACTGCATGGCTTCAACCATGGAATTCAACGACTGTCTCAAGGGGATTTGCTAATGAGCCACCCTGAGATTGATTTTAAAATCTGGCTTGAAGATAACCTGCCAGGAATGATAAAAGATTACCGCCATTTTGACGGCAGCCTTATTGTAATGTCAGACGAGCATAAAGATGAAATTTGCTACAACTTTTTGCTTAATTTTCGGTCTTGGTGGGATGACGTTTTGCCGCCTTGCGTAATCAAGCAGGCAGTGTTTTTAAGATACCTGTACGAGGAAACTGAAAACGAAGACATTTCTCTTATTTTGCGCGGGGACATTTATTTGTATTTGGAGCTTCATTTAAGCGATATTGTTAATGAAGTTTATAACGAGGTCTTTAATATCAAGTCAGAAGAGTTTGCAGGATATGATGTGGGACAATGAAGCGCCTTATTGATTTTAAAATGGACATACCTGACGGAGCGGCTGGCATTCTTAATGGCCTATTCTATAAGATAGGCAGCCACAATTTTAGCTTTTATTGGAACGGTGAGGAATGGCGCAAGAGCGACCACCACACGGCTAGGGTGACCGCTGCGTTAAAGGTTTGCAGGCACAGGTTTTCCTTTGACAACGGGGTGACCTGGTGATGAACGATAGAGATAAAGAATTAACCGTAATGGTAGAAGAGATTAACAGGCTTGCAGACCGGCTAATTGCTGACAGCTACGCCTTTAAGTACAAGGTAGCTAAAAGGCTGCTATTTGTTGCATCGCTAGGGGTTCTGGTTGCCTTTGTGACAATCTCCATGTACGCTTATTTAAATTAGATCGAGGTTTCCCCTGACCTTTGAAGTAGGCTTGGCTCACCTATGATCGCAACGAGCCACTCTGCTAATCCATGCGATTGCAATCCGGTAATCCATGATCAACAAACAATACACAACCAAGGGGGCATATTATGCATTAGCTATTTTAATCGCAGGAAACTAGCGATAGCCTTCGGGCTGGTGACTCAGGTTGGCCCGCCTGCCGCGACAAAGGGCATACCACCAAATGCATACCCTTCATGAAATATCATGATTTAAGATCATACAAGATAACCGGTACAATGCGCCCTTAATCAACGGTTGAGGTGTGACGTGGTACTGTACGGGATAATAGTAGTGGTAGTAGGATTGATGGCAATAGCAAAAGATGAATTCAAAAGAGGCTCTTAACAGAGTCTTTTTTTTTATGGTAAAATACATTAACCTTTACTGAGTAAAGAAAACTGATTATTATGTATAGGCCAACAGCGCAGAAATGCAAGGGGCAAACATGAAACAGTTATACATTAGCCAACGTATTAGTGATTGTATTGACAATGAATGGTCTGATTTATTGACCCAAATTGATAACATTACTCAAAACGTGATGGAGACTCCATCGGCCGGCAATCAGATAAAGGCAGCCTTGATTCTATGGGCTGACTCCGTAGACGTTAGAACCAGTAAACTACCCCCAGAAGATGTAGAGCTATTCGCTCATAACCCATCTATGGGCGTTTCTGTTAATTTTGGTGCAGAAGATTAAAAACCACAGGCCGCTACATGAATAACGACTTACCAAAGAAACCTGCGCATAGGCCGCTTATTCCGATTGATTGGGATCAGGTGGATGAGATGTGTTCTATTCAATGTACGGGCGAAGAGATTGCCGGCGTTCTTAGCATTGATTACGACACGCTGTCAAGGGCTTGCAAGCGGGAAAAGTTGTGTTCTTTTGCGGACTATATCGGACAAAAGAGGTCAGGCGGTAAAAGCTCTCTCAGAAGAAAACAATATAGTGCAGCAATGGAGGGAAATGCAACGATGCTTGTGTGGCTTGGAAAGAACTGGCTAGGCCAGACGGATAAGCTAGAGACTTTTAACGACCATCAGATTACAGCTTTTGAAGTGGTAGAAGATGAAGGTTAGGGCCAAAGGCACAAGCCCTCAAACCCAGTTAGTAAACAGTACGGCCAGATTCCCCGCCATGGTTGCAGGCTTCGGCGCAGGCAAGACACAAGCCTTAATGCTAAGAACTCTTCGCCTTATCTTTGGTGATGGGGAGGATATAGCCTACTACCTACCCAGTTACCCACTTGTACGGACAATCGCATACCCTAGATTTGGCGAGATGTTTGACGGCCTTGGCGTTCCTTGGAAGTTAAACAAGCACGAACACACCATCCAAGTTAATGGCAAGACGATTATATTCCGTACTATGGACAACCCCGATGCAATTGTTGGCTATGAGGTTGGGGATAGCATGGTTGACGAGCTGGACACGCTGCCTAGAGACAAGGCCCGCGATGCTTGGAATAAGATCATCGCCCGTAATCGGCAAAAAAAGAAATCAGGAACCAACACCGTAGCGGTAGGCACGACTCCCGAAGGCTTTAGATTCGTTTACGAGAAGTGGAAGAAGAACCCTACCGAATCCTACCAGCTGATAGTGGCCCCGACATACAGCAACCCCCACCTGCCTGATGGCTACATTGAGGCGCTTAGGGAAACATACCCCAGCAACCTTTTGCAGGCTTATTTAGAGGGCGAGTTCGTCAACCTAACGGCGGGCGTGGTTTATACCAATTATGATAGGAAGCTATGTGGCACTGACGCAGTAGCCCAAGAGCATGAGCCCTTACACATCGGAATGGATTTTAACGTCAATAACATGGCGGCAAGCATCCACATCATGCGTGGTGGCAAAGGGTACGCAGTTGATGAGATAATGGGTGCCGCAGATACGCCAGCAGTTATTGATATTATCAAGGCTCGCTACCCAAGCAATCCGGTAATCGTTTACCCTGATGCGAGTGGTGCAGCGGCAAGCTCTACGAATGCAAGTATGAGTGATATTAAGATGCTCAAGAATGCTGGATTCACCATAAACGCCCCGCGAAAGAATGGGCGGGTGAGAGATCGGGTGGCGGCGGTCAATAAAGCATTAAGTGACCCGAAAGGGAATAGAATGTATTATGTGAATGTTGACAAATGCCCGAATATTGCGCTTGGATTAGAGCAGCAGGCATATGATAAGAATGGGGAACCAGACAAGACGGGCAGCTTTGACCATATGAATGATGCCACCGGCTATTTCATCGTGAGACAGTTCCCTATCACATTTGATAGAATAATTACAGCGCCAACAAGGTGGAGTTAATGAGAAGCACAGACATTGAATATACGCATCCCGAATACGATAACAACAAGTATCGCTGGGAGTTCTTTTTAAGATCATATTTGGGTGGTGAAGATTACAAGAATGGTGGCTACCTAACTAAGTATTTAAACGAAGATAAAGACGAGTATCAGCGCCGGCTTGATTTAACTCCCATTGATAATCACTGTAAGAATCTGGTCCATATCTACAGCTCTTTTCTTTGGCGTGTGCCACCCGTAAGGCAGCTTAACTCACTGGCTAATGATGCATCTGTAATGAGCTTTATGAAGGATGCCGACCTAGATGGGCGCAGCTTTAATTCATTTATGAGGCAGGCTCAGGTATGGGCTTCAGTATATGGCAACGTCTGGCTAATGATGGATAAGCCCGCATCAAACGCAGGCACCAAGGCAGAAGAGCTTGATCAAGACATTCGCCCATATGTAACGATGTTCACCCCTGAGAATGTTTTTGACTGGAAGTACGAGAGGACACCTAGCGGCCGTTTTAAGCTCACATATCTGAAGGTGCGTGAGTCTATAGAGTTTATCAGCGACACAGAGAAAGAGGTCTTTTATCGCGTCTGGAGGGAAGATACAGTTGAAAGCTGGAGTTCCTTGAACGATGCTGAAAAGATGATTGAAAGCGTGCCAAATTCGCTAGGTAAGATTCCGGCTGTTTTCCTACCTGCTCAGCGGTCTGTTGTTCGCGGTATTGGTATCAGTGATCTGTCAGACGCTGCTTATATGCAGAAAGCTATCTATCAAGAGCTGTCAGAAATCGAGCAGCTTATTCGTATATCAAATCACCCGACCCTAGTCAAGAGCTTTACCACTGACGCAAGTGCAGGCGCAGGCGCAGTGATCAATATGCCGGATGACCTTGACCCTAGTTTAAAGCCGTACCAGATCCAGCCTAGTGGCGCTAACATGGACGGTGTACGCGCAGCAATTGAGGATAAGGTTCAGTCTATCAACCGTATGTCTCATATGGGCGCAGTTCGCGGTACAGATGCGGTAACCATGTCGGGTGTGGCTATGCAGACAGAATTTCAAATGCTTAATGCGAAATTATCCGAAAAGGCTGACTTGCTTGAGTTGGCAGAGGAGCAGCTTTGGCAGTTGTTCGCTGAGTGGCAGGGCGTAAGGCCAGACGTTGAAGTGTTCTACCCTGATTCCTTTGACTTGAGAGACTACGACCAAGAGCTTGTATTCCTTCAGCAAATGCGTGCTACCGGCGTTAAGTCGGTAACCCTGAGCATGGAGATAGATAAGCAGATAGCCGATCTTATACTTGATGACGAAAACCTCGCTCGCTCTCACGCTGAAATCGAGGCATCTGCAATGACTATAGGCCAGTTCCCGCCGGAGCCTGAAGAGATAGGCGCTATTTAATGGCTGAAGATGTTGACCAGCTACGGTCAGTAATCGCTAGAGCGGAAGGCCATCAGGGAAAGTTGGCCGCTGCCCTGGTAACGCTTGAAAACCGTATTACCGACATAATGGCAACTGCCCCTTTAAAAGATGGCGCTTTATTTGATCTGGAATGGGCTATTAAAGCAAGGGTTGAGCTAAGGCAGGCTATTGAGTCTGAATACTTGGCTACGGTAGATGGGCTGGTAAGAGAGTACACGGTGGTAGCTAACGAGGTTGCCGCTATGCTCAACACGTATGGCAATGTCTCAAAGCTTGACCCTAGCGTGATCTCTGAGCTTCAGTCGATGACGTTTAAGGGATTTGAGGACTTAGGCCAGAACTATCTAGATGTGGTTTCTAAAGAGCTATATGAGAATACATTAGTTGGCACGACATTTGCCCTAAGCGTAGCTACAATCAAAGCTTCAGTTAGCTCTGAGCTAGGCCGTTATGCCAGCCAGTCTTTGCATGATTCGCTAATGCAGTTTGATGCAACGGTGAACACGAAGATAGCCATTGATGCAGGAGCAACCAAGTTTAAGTATTTCGGCCCTGACGATAGCGTTACTAGAGAATTCTGTGGTAGGCACGTTGGCAAGGTTCTCACCAAAGAAGAAGTCACTGAGGCTTGGTCTGGCAGTTGGGCAGGCAAGATAAGCGGTGATCCTTTCGTGGTTCGAGGCGGCTATAATTGCCGTCATCATTTTAGAGGTGTATTCGAGGAATAATCATGCCACAAGGTGCAGGAACATACGGCAGCAAGGTAGGCCGTCCGAAGAAAAAGAAGAAAGTAAAGAAATAAAAAACATATGATACAATTTAAATTCACCAACTACTCTTTTAGAGGCACGCGACATGGGCGAAGATAACATGGAACAACAAGCTGATACTGAAACAGCAGCAACAGAAAATCAGGAAAAGACATTTACTCAAGCAGACATGGACCGCGTTGTTGCGGAGCGAGTAGGCCGAGAGCAACGAAAGTTTGAAAAGCAGCTATCTGGCATTGATATAAACGAAGCCAAACAGCTATTGCAGGACAAGGAAGATGCAGAAGTTGAGCGCCAGAAATCACGCGGCGAATTCGACACTCTCTTGAAGTCAACTGTTGAAAAGAAAGACTTGGAAATACAAAGTTATAAAAGCAAGCTTCAGTCCACATTGGTGGATGGCGCTTTGTTGAGTTCTGCGAGTCAGTATAACGCTGTAAATCCTGAACAAGTTTCGGCCCTGTTGCGGCAAAACCTCCGGCTGTCTGAAGATGGCAATGTGGAAGTTTTGGACAGCAAAGGCACGCCAAGATACAATGATAGCGGAATTCTGCTGTCAACTGGTGAGCTGGTGTCGGAATTCTTAACGGCCAATCCTCATCATGTCCGAGCCTCTCAAGGTGGTTCAGGCAGTCAGGGTAACGCTGGTGGCTCCACACAGAAGTCTGCATCTGTGGCTGATATGGTTGCTAATTGGAATGAGGGCGGTAAAGAAGCCTTCGCTGCAATGAAAAAGAAAGCAACCTGACAAACCTAACTTACTATTTAACTATTAATCTTTTGAGGATTTAAATCATGGCCGCAACTACTAGTGCCACCCTAGACGATCTATTTGTAAACATTATTGCGCAGGCGCGTTTCACCGCTGAAGAGCAGTCCCTAATGATGGGCCTTGTTACTCAGTACAATATCGGATCACAGTCTGGAAAGACTATTCAGATTCCAAAGTACCCAGCAATCAGCGCCAGCGATCTGACCGAGGCGGTGGATTTGACTTCAACGACTGTCTCGACCAGCTCCGTTTCTGTAACTGTTGGTGAAGTTGGCGCACAAGTTGTCCTGACTGATCTGGCCACAATGGGCGCGGGTAACCCTGCTGTCGAGCTTGGCACCGTTCTTGGTAACGCCATTGCTACTAAGATGGATCAGGACTTGCTTGCTCTCTTTACCGGCTTCTCTAGCGGTCTGGGTTCTGCCGGTGCAGAAATCACTGTAGCTGATCTCTTTAAGGCAGCTGCTACTTTGCGCGCTAATAAAGTTACCGGCGCAATTTCTGCTGTTGTTCACCCGTTTGTTGCTTATCAGCTTAAAGCTGGCTTGACTAACACCTTCGCTAATCCGAATGGTGGTGACGCGCAGAACGAAGCTATGCGTAACGCTTATGTCGGTCAACTTGCAGGCATGAATGTCTATGAGTCTGCTAACATTGCCATCGATGGTGATGGCGATTCTATTGGCGCGGTATTCGCTCCAGAAGCACTTGCCATTGCACTGAAAAAAGACTTCAACATTGAGCCGCAACGTGACGCATCTCTGCGCGCATTTGAGCTTAACGCCACAGCCGTCTACGGTGTTGGTGAGCTGGACGATACTTTCGGTGTCAAGATGACTTTCGATACTGCACTTTAAGTAATAGATTCCCTGCCCTCTTCGGGGGGTGGGGTTTTACTGAGGTTTGAACATGGCATTTTCAACAGATGCAGATTTATTGCAGTTATTGCCCGACATACTTTCTCTGGGCATAGACTCATTCAGTCAAGAACACGCAAAAGCACAATCAGATATTGAGCGAGAAATCAGAAACCGCTGGTGGGAAAAGCGCGGTTTATCTGGTGAGCTGATCCCTAATTACTTAACAGATTCGCAGTGGACTAGAACATCTGCTTATTTAGTCCTATGGAAGTACGCATTACCGCAGTTAACTAACTGGGTCGATGGCGACAGATTCCAGGGCATGATTGAATTCTACAAAGCCCGATACAGTGAAGAGATCGAGGCGGTATTTCAAGACGGTGTTGAATACGATGACGATAACAATGGCACGATTGAAGCTGATGAAAAGCTACCCGTTAACCATGGCCGGCTTGTCAGATAATGGAAATAAAGGTTGGCTCCAACGCCAAGAAGGTTGCTAGGCAAATAGGCAAGAAAGGCAAGCAGCTATCTGATAGTGTAAAGCGCGCATTACTGATTACTGGGCAGGTCGGCTTAACTATCATTGAAGATAGGACGGCTAAAGGCGAGCAGATTAACGGGCTTGATTTTGCGCCGTACAGTGAGGAGTACACCTGGTTCAGGGCGAAGAATGGACGGAATGTGTCTAATGTAGACCTATCGTTTACAGGCCAAATGTTATCTTCGATGACTGTTAAATCAAGTGCGCAGCAAGCTGAGATATTCTTTACTCGTGCCACAGAGTCTAAGAAGGCGGCGATGAATAACAAGACGCGCCCTTTCTTCGGGTTTAATAAAGACGAGGAAAAGAGGCTTGGCAAAGTATTCTTTAGGTATTTAAAATGAGTATTAGAGAAAATATAGCTGAAAACCTTGTGTCTACCCTGCAGGCGATCAGTTCTCCGGTAAGCGTTAAGCACGTTACAAGAGAGCCGTTTGACTTTCAGAAACTATCAAACGCTCAATACCCTGCCATCTTGGTTAGGAGCGCGGGCGAGGAACGTGGTGATTCAAGTCTGGGCGGGTCTATGACTCAGCGCATGGCAAATATAGACTACCAGCTAATTTGCTATGTTAAAGGCGCAGTGATTGACAGCGCCCGAAATGATATAATTGAAGCAATCGAAGAAGGTCTTGATGTTGATCGTTTGCGTGGGGGCTTTGCCCTTGATACGCAGGTTACTCGCATTGAGATTGATGAAGGTTCTATTGATCCCATTGGTGGGGTTATAATGACAATTCGCGTTTTGTACCAATACACTCGCGGCACAACTTAAACTTAATATAGAGGTATTATCATGGCGACTAAAACAGGCGCATCTGGTGTTGTAAAAATGCAATTGGCTGGGACGACTGTAGCCGTTGTTGGTGAAGTACGTTCGTATACATTTGAAGGCTCAGCAGACACTATTGAAGATTCAGTAATGGGTGACACTTTCAGATCTTACAAGCAGGGCTTAGGCTCTAACACCGTATCAATCGAGGTTTACTGGGACGAGGCAGACGCACAACAGCTAGTGCTTGATGAGCGCGCATCTGTTGACTTTGAAATTTATCCTACAGGCACCGGCTCCGGCGAAACTTTCTTTTCTGGAAATGGAATCGTAACGTCACGTTCTATAACTGGCGCGTTTGATGGTATGGTAGAGGCTAGTTTTTCAATCCAATGCAACGGAGCAGTAACCGAAGCACAAGCATAACCAACTAAGGGGAAAACCATGGGACTAGCTAAAGAGTTAAGAGACAGAAGAAAGTTAGAGGCGCGCACAGTATTGGTTCCTGAATGGGGTGATGACTCTGGGCCGTTTAAGTTATTCAGCAGAAGCATTACTTGCTATGACTTAGACCAGCTACAGAAGAAACACCCGAACTTTCTAACCAACACCACTATTGGATCGATGGTTGATCTGATCTGCATGAAGGCTGAAGACGAAGGCGGCAACAAGCTTTTTGGTTCTGCTGAAGATCGTATTGACTTGATGGGTGAAGAAACTGCGGTAATCTCTGAGATTGCTAACCAGATGTTTGCTCAGATTGAATCGGTAGAGGATGCAATAAAAAACTAAAGGCCGATCCGTTTAGGGTAAACCTATTATCCTTGGCTGATCGGCTTCACATAAGTATTGAAGAAGCTGAACAAATGCCACTTAATCATTTTTATGAATGGGTGGCTTACTTCCAACTGATGAGTGAATCTAATGGCTGAAAATGTAAGCATTGTAATTAAGGCTTTTGATAAAACTAAGCCCGCATTTGGCGCAGTTGGTAGTGCATTAAAAGGTATAACCGCGTCTATCTTTAGCATGAAGACTGCCCTAATAGGCGTTGGCGGTGTTACTGGATTTGGCTACTTAATAAAAAAATCTTTAGACGCCACAGATACCCTGTCTAAGACCGCTAATAAGATTGGCACAACTACTGAAGCTCTTGGCGGTTTGCGCTACGCTGCTGAGATTACAGGCGTATCAACGAATACTATGGACATGGCCTTACAGAGGTTTACGCGAAGAACAGCGGAAGCAGCTAAAGGAACGGGAGAGGCTAAGGGCGCAATTAAAGAGCTTAGGCTAAATGCTCAAGAGCTAAACAGGATGCCGCTAGATCAGCGCATGATTGCACTGGCTGACGCATTCGGGAAGGTTGATAACGAATCGGATCAGTTGCGTCTTGCCTTTAAACTGTTCGACTCCGAAGGTGCTGCACTTGTAAACACCTTGGCGCTAGGCAGTGACGGGCTAAAGGAATTGCTAGGCGAAGCTAAGATGCTTGGCTTAACTATGTCCACTGAAGCGGCGCAGGGCGTAGAAAAGGCTAACGACTCAATCACCAAATTGCTTTCTATCGTGAAAGGCTTAAAAGATCAATTTTCAGCAGCACTTGCCCCAGCTATCGATGAGATTGTTACTAAGTTTACTAATTTCATTATCAGAACTACTGACGCTGAAGGCGGCATAGAAAAGCTGGCTCAATCTATGGCTGTCAGTTTTTTAGAAGGTGTAAAAGTCACTTTGGGCGCGTTAGATAAGTTTGCTGAAGGTCTTGATACTGTAATCAACAAAGCAAATGATTTCTTCACCGGTTTTGAAACTAGGTCTATTCAGAACCAGATGAAAGGCATTGCTAAGGAAATGTCAGAGCTTGGCGATCAGATAGGTGACTTGGAGGATGGCGGCATTCCAAGTATTTGGGAGTTTATTACAGATGGCGGTTTAGTTGCTCAGAAAGCAGATATACAGAGGCTCGGCACGCAATATGTAGCTCTTTACGGACAGCTTCAAAAAGCATCTGAAGGTAATTCAGAATTCGCCAGCAGTCTTGGCGGAATTATTGACATGGATGATACTAACCTTTTCTTTGATGACCTTCTAAGGACTATTCAAGAGCTTGGCGAAATTGCGCCAAATGTACTAACGCCTTTAGTTAAGACTACAAACGACTTGCAGGTTGGGTTTAAATCGTGGAGTGATTCACTGCCATCAATGCAAGAAAACATCCAGAACCTTACCAAGCAAGGTCTGAACGGCATGACTGATGCTCTAACGGCTGGCGTAACTGGAGCGGCTAACTTCGCTGATGCCATGAAGTCTATGGCAAAAAGCGTAGTAGATAGCCTGATTAAAATGCTGATTCAAAAGTATATTGTTGATGCTGCATTTGGCGCGATTACTGGCTTTTTTGACCCCCAGACACGCATTAATTCATCTGCCGGGTATGGCTCATCTTTAGGTGGCGCTGACCCGTTTAATACTAGCAACTTTGCCCCTAGAGCTATTGGCGGCTCAGTCCAGAACGGGGCGCCCTACATGGTAGGTGAGCGCGGGCCAGAAATGTTCGTGCCTAACTCGCAAGGGTCAATTGTACCTAACAACAGAATTGGTGGTGGCGGCGTTACCGTTAACCAGACCATTAACGTCACTACAGGCGTGCAGCAGACAGTTCGTGCAGAGATTGCTACACTTATGCCCCAGATAGCTAACGCGGCTAAGGGAGCTGTTGCAGAGGCTAGAATGCGCGGCGGTAATTACAGCAAAATGCTAGGAGCATAATCAGTGCCTTTATCTTTTCCCAGTGTTGGTATCCAAAGTTTAAATATGCGCCTAAAGCGTAGCGTTGCTGTATCTGAATCACCGTTTAGCTTTGACCAGCAGGCGTATGAGCATCAGGGCGCTAGGTGGGAATGTGAAGTCACGCTGCCTGCCCTTAACTATGCGGAAGCCAAGTCAGTACAAGCTTTTATTGTTGGCCTAAAGGGTCGGTCAGGCACGTTTACTTTTGGCAGCCCGCTGCATACAAGCACAGCTACCGCCACAGTAACCAGCGCAGCTATCAGGGCCGAGTCGTTCACGACTACCGCAGGATCAAGCGCGGTTGCTGCTGGTGACTATTTCCAGTTAGGTAGTTACCTTTATATGGCAACAGCCGACAAAGCTTCTGGGGCTAACACATTAAGCTTTCAGCCGCCATTAAGGGCCTCGGTTAGCACTAGCACTGCGCTAGTCTTTACTTTGCCTAAGAGCCTTTGGCGGCTATCATCTAACGACATTGGTTGGTCTGTAGATACAGCCTCCATATACGGGTTCACCTTTGCGTTTACAGAGGCTTTATAATGAGCAGAACATTAAGCACAGAGATGCAGGCGGTTGCGTCTGCTGAATTAGTCCGGCCTATCTACCTGGTCAAGATGGAATTTGATTCGGCTGACATATTCTTGTGGTCTGGCTTAGGCAATCTGGTCTACTCAGGTGATACCTATATTGGCACTGGTGATTTGATGGGGATTAGCCCCGTTAAAGAATCGGAAGAGCTAACCGCTAACGGTATCAATATAACTATCTCAGGGATTAAACAGTCTTTGGTGGCTATCGCAAGAGATGAGCCATACCAAGGCCGCAAGATTACCTTGTTTCTTGGCGCGTTTGATGAGAGTGCCGACATTATCTCCAGCCCTGTTATCTTGTTTAGCGGGTTTATGGATGTAATGAGCATATCCGATTCAGGTGAGACATCTACGATTACCATCTCAGCAGAAAACAAACTGATTGCTTTTGAGCGGTCATCTATTCGAAGGTTTACGGCTGAAGATCAAAAGATTGAACACCCAGCGGATAAAGGCTTTGAGTTTGTCGCCAGGATTCAGCAACAAGAGATAATATGGGGCAGACCTTCTCCAGCGTCCCAACCTTCAAACAGAACTTCAAGCGGGGAACTAAAGGGGTATAGATAGTGATTTATCAACTTGAGTGCCTGCCTAGTGTGAAGGGTGAAATGATCCCCTTGCTAGATAAGCACTGGTCAGAGACAGAACCGAACCAAGATACAATCAAGCTAGACCCAGACTGGAAAGAATACGCAAGGCTAGACGCGGCAGGAATACTGCACATATTCACGGCCAGAGATGAAAGCGGTTTAGTGGGTTATTGCGTGGTAATGATCTCGAAAAGTATGCACCACAAAGGCCATGTTTTCGCGTCTACCGATGTGCTATACATTAAGCCGGACTACAGAAAAAGCAGTGCAGGCGCGCAGCTTATAAGGTTTGCAGATAACTACTGCAAAGATTCCGGCGTATCTTTAATGACCCTCAATATGAAAACTGAGTTCCCGTTTGATGGCCTAATGGTTAGAATGGGGTTTAATCTTATTGAACGTGTCTACCACAAATGCTTTCTAGGGAACTAAAATGGCTACAGCAGTAATTGCAGGAATAGTGGGAGCGGCTGGCGCAGGCATTACCGCTGTAGCAGCAGTTGGCGGTTTTAGCTTGTTTGGTTTCGGTATCGCAGGAACTATGGCTGCTGCTTTTGCTATAGGCTCCGGCCTATCTATGATATCAACCGCGTTAATGCCTAAGCCCAGTTATGGGCAGCAAATGGTAGGCACAGATATTACCGTTAGAGAGCCTGACGCGTCGCGCAAGATGGTCTATGGCCGTATCCGTTTGGGTGGCGCAATTGTTTACATAGACTCGACCGGAACCGATAACGAATACATTCACATGGTTATCGCTATGGCGGGCCATGAAATTGATGCCTTTGAAGAAATCTACTTTAACAGCGATAAGATATGGGACAACGGCAGCTTTGTTGGCAACTGGGGTACTTATGTTTCTCTTGGCCTGCATGACGGAAGCCAGACCACAGCAGACTCTGCTTTAGTTGCAGCATCTTCGCAGTGGACTGATGACCATAAGCTCCTAGACGTTGCCTATATGTATGTTCGGCTCAAGTACGATGCCGAAGAGTTCGCGCAAGGCTTGCCAAACATATCTGCCGTGATTAGAGGCAAGAAAGTTTATAACCCTGTATCAGGCGCTACTGAATGGACTCAGAACCCCGCCTTATGCGTTTACGACTATCTACGTGACACCAAGTACGGGTTAGCTGAATCGGCCTTAGACATCAATTCTACGGCCTTAGCGACTGCCATCACTTTGTGCGACCAAGCCATTACTTTAGCCGCTGGTGGCACGCAACCTCGCTATACGTTAGATGGCCTTATTGATACCGCCAATTCCAAGAAAGACAACATCGAGGGAATGCTAACGGCAATGGCTGGCTCACTGAGCTATTCCGGCGGTGAGTATTTTATCTCTGGTGCAGCTTACGTTACCCCTACCGTCACAATTGACGAGTCAGTTATGGTTGGTGGCATTGAAGTGCAGACAAAGCAATCACGCCGGTCTTTATATAATGGCGTAAAAGGCGTATTTAGAAGTGAAGATGAAGACTACGTTGTTGCTGATTACCCTGCCCAATTAAGCTCTACATTCAGCACTGAAGATGGCGACCCTATCTACCTTGATTTGGCCCTGCCTTTCACGACTAACAACGTCAGAGCGCAGCGCATAGCCAAGCTTGCTTTATTGAGATCAAGACAGCAAACGGCAATAAGCGTGCCATGTAATCTATCAGCTCTAAAGTTTAGGGCCGGTGATAACATCATGGTGACTAATGCTAAGATGGGCTGGTCTGCCAAGGTGTTTCAGGTCACTGGTTACGATCTGTCTTTGTCCGGCAGCGGCGAGATAGTTGTTAACGTCCAGGCAATAGAGACAGCGGCGGCTATCTACGACTGGACATCTTCCGACCAGCAGGACTACTTGGCAGGTGGTGAAGTTGCCCTTTATAATGGTAGAACTACCCAGCCACCAACAAGCCTTGCTGTCACCTCTACGACCGTTGTCGCGTCTGACGGAACGCTGCTGCCATCTTTGAGATTGAACTGGACAGCTAGCGCAGACATTTTCGTTACGCACTACGAGGTTCAGTATCAGCGCGGATCTGCGATTATTGATCTGGGAAGCATTGCGGCAAACTACGACACCTCAGAAAACTACGGCCTTATTGATGACGCGGCATCTGTTCTTCTTGATTACGGTTCCATTGATGAAGCTGTGGAAACTGACGAGCCGGACTACAATTCAACATCGGTAACAACTCCCCAGTACATAATTGTCGGAGTGACCCCTAGCGCCAATTACAACATCAGGATTAGAGCGGTAAATGAATTAGGCGTGAAGAGTAACTTTGTTACTTTGTCTGGGCTTGCTCAAGGCGATACAGATGCCCCTGCAATACCTGACTCTGTAACTGCTTCAGGTGGCCTTAAAGAGGTAACGATTAGTTGGGTTCCACCGACTGACCCAGATTACAGCCATGTCGAGGTCTGGGAGAACACGGTAAACAACTTTGCAACATCGACTAAAACCTCTGTTGCTGGCGGTGACTCCTTCACAAGAACCGGCCTTGGCTATAATGTTCTCCGTTATTACTGGCTGAAGTCTGTTGATTACAGTGGCAACATATCTGCTGAGTCCTCTGTTGCATCTGCCACTACTCTGTTTGTTGACACCGATTCATTCAGTCAGGCGGTTAATGACTTGTTTTCTGAGTCTGGCGCTTACGGCATCGAGCCTGTTTCGTCACTACCTGCAAGCGGCGACTTTAACGGTCAGATCAAATATCACACAACTGAAAACAAGCTTTACCGGTGGGATTCGGCAACCTCTGCTTGGACTGATGACATTTTCTCGATTGAGTCTGGAACAGTAGACGCGGCCTCTTTTGCTTCTGGCATAGAGCCAATTAGCATCCTTACAGCATTGCCAAACCCAAGCGGATACACTGGCCCGAAGCTGGTATTCTTGACCACTGACAGTAAGATTTACCGCTACACTGGGAGCGCGTGGACTTCGGAGATTCCTGCTGCTGATATCGGCGGGGCTTTAGCTTCTGCCAACTTCCCTAACGATTTGCGCCCTATTGAGATTGTGACGGCATTGCCTACTACGGGTAACTTTCAAGGTCGCCAGGTATTCTTAACCACTGACAACAAGACCTACCGCTATGATGGGACTGCATTTATTGCGACCATTGCAACGACTGACCTTCAGGGAACGATTGCCAGCACTCAGTTAGCCAGTGCCGCTGTGACGAATGCCAAAATAGCGGTCAATGCCATTCAGGGTGACGTTATCGCGGCTGGTGCCATTACTGCTGCCAAGATACTAGATGGCGCTATTAGCGAGCTTAAACTAGCTAACGATGCAGTCACTACGGCCAAGATTGCTGCCGATGCTATTACTGCCGATGTTATCGCCGCTGGCGCAATCACTAGCGATGCAATTACGGCCGGCGCAATTACGTCCCTGAAACTAGCTGACGATGCCGTTACAAATGCAAAGATAGCAGTTGATGCCGTTCAGGGTGATGTGATTGCAGCTAATGCTATTACCGCAGATAAGTTATTAGACGGCGCTGTTAGTGAGCTAAAGATAGCCTCTGGAGCCGTTACAACTGCAAAGATAGCCACTGATGCCATTACTGCTGGGGTTATCGCTGCCGGAGCTATTACCGAAACAAAGATAGCGTCAAACGCCATTACCTCGGCTAAGATTGCGGCTAATACGATTACGGCGGGAAACATTGCAGCCGGAGCTATTACAGCCGATGCTATTTCGGCTAACGCTATTACCACTGCAAAGATAAACGCTGGCGCAGTTGTTGCCAATAGCATAGCTGCTGATTCCATCACTACAGATAAGATTGCAGCGGGAGCAATTACTGCAGACGAGATAGCCGCAGCAGCCATTACAACTGGCAAGATAGCCGCTGGAGCTGTGACTGCTGACGAGATATCAGCCAACGCGATCACCTCTGGAAAGATAGCCGCAAACACTATTGTCGCTGCCGACATTGCCGCCGATGCCATTACTGCAACTGAATTATCCGCTGGCTCTGTCACCACTGCAAAGCTAGACGCTGCCGCCATAACATCAGATAAGATAGCCGCTGGTGCCATTACTGCTGATACCATTGCTGCTAACGCCATTACTAGCGCCAAGATTCAAGCTGGTGCGGTAGTGGCTGACAGTATTGCCGCAGACGCTATTACTACGGCTAAGATTGCAGCGGGAGCAATTACTGCTGATGAAATAAGTGCTTCCGCGATTACCGCAGGAAAGATAGCAGCCAACGCCGTAACCGCTACAGAGATAGCTGCCGATTCAATAACGGCAGTTAAAATAGCGGCCAACGCGGTTACCGCAGATTCGATAGCGTCAAACTCTATTACTTCGATCAAGATAGCTGCCGACTCCATAACCTCAAACAAGATAGCAACTGGTGCTGTGACGGCTGACTCTATAAGTGCCGGATCTATAACCACTGCGGCTATTGCTGCTGATGCGATTACCGCTAACCTGATTGCTGCCAATGCTATTACCGCAGCTAAGATTTCGGCCAATGCGATAACCTCAGATAAGATTAGCGCCAATGCTATTACCGCCGGCAAGATTCAGGCCGGGGCGGTTAGTGCTGACGCTATTGCAGCTAACTCTATTACTTCTGCCAAGATATTCGCAGAGGCTATCACTACAGATAAGATAGCCGCCAACTCTATTACAGCGGGCTTGATTGCTGCATCTGGTGTGATTACTGACACGGCGCAGATTAGTAATGCCGTTATTGAAGCGGCCAACATTAAAGACCTTGCTGTAACTGAAGCTAAAATTGCTAACCTTGCTGTTGATACTCTGAAGATTGCAGATCAGGCCGTGACAATTCCAACATCGACAGCACTGGCCAGCTCATATACTTTTAACAGTACAACCGCGTCTTTGTTTATGACTTTGACCTTTACAGGAAGCGGAGCGCCTGCGGAAGTATTAGGAAACTTTGCTGCTGGAGGTAGCGGCGCGCCTTACTTGCAGTTAAGCTATTATCTGAACGATGTGCTGATTAGGTCAAGAAGTTATCAGTATGGAGGCGTTGAGGCTTTTCCTATCACGACCGTTAATGGCACCAATACCATTAAAGTTTATGCAAGAAAATACAGTTCATCTGGCGGCACTGTTGTTATTTTTGATGGCTATGTTCGGACGCTGGAGACTAAGAAATGATTAATTTTTATTCCGTTATAGATACAGAGACAGGCAAAGTCTTGAGGTATCTTCAGTGCTTGACAACTGATGCGCCGTTAAACCTATCTGACGGCGAGTCTTTGGTTGAGGGTATAATTGCGCCAGATACTGAGGACTTATATCAACCTCCTTTGCGCGATATGCGAGACAATCTTTTGGCGTTATCAGATTGGACGCAATTCCCAGACAGCCCATTATCTAAAGCAAAAAAGACTAAATGGTCAGCTTATAGGCAAGCACTGCGAGACATTCCAGAAACCTATGCTGACGCAACTTCCATAGATGATATAATTTGGCCAACTAAGCCGGAGTAATAAGATGACTACAGCAGTACAGAGACGCAGAGGAACCACCACTGAACACGCAACCTTTACAGGCTTGGAAGGTGAGATTTCGGTAAACACCACAAAAGAAACACTTGTTGTCCATGACGGCGCGACTGCTGGTGGCTTTGAGCTTGCAAGGGCTGATGGCTCTAACTTTATAGCGTCCAATGTAGACATTAACGGCGGCACAATTGACGGCACTTCTGTCGGCGCATCGTCTGCCTCTACCGGCGCATTCACTAGCTTAACAGCTTCAGGCGAAATTACAGCTAACGGCGGCATAGCATTGGGCGACAATGACAAGGCTACGTTCGGTGCAAGTGCTGACCTACAGATTTATCATGATGGGTCAAATAGCTACATTGATGAAGTTGGCACTGGCAATCTTTTAATTAACGCTGATAGTCTAAGACTACGTGACACAAGCGGGAACCCATACTTTTTAGGTAACGCTGGCGCTGAATCACGTGTGTATTATGATGGCGAAACCAAACTAATTACCACCGCCACAGGCATAGACGTTACTGGCACAGCCACGATGGATGAGCTGACTGTTGATGGGACTGCAACCTTCAACTCTAATAATGTTGTTCATACGGCTTTAACTCCTAACTATGTTTTTAGTGAATCTGACGTAACAGACCAAAATACACAGTTACTACAAGCATCTGGGACTTTCAGAATCAGAACCGTTGATGACTCGGGCTCCAATGTTGCGGAGCGCGTTCGTATAGACAACGCCAACGGAGACATCAGCTTCTATGAGGACACAGGCACAACGCCTAAGTTTTTCTGGGATGCATCTACCGAGTCTTTAGGTATTGGCACTTCTAGCCCTGACCAATCCATCCATATTGTAAGCACCACGCCAGCTATTACCTTAGAAGATGCTAATGGTGATAGCTTTCAGATGTCAAACAATAATGGCAAGTGGAGAGTTCGCAATAATACTGA